TGACATGGATTTTGAAGCACCATTTGAAGTTCAGATTGTTAAAGAAGATTTTGAAAAGGCCTTTGGTTATTGTGTAAGACCAGAAGAACGAGATTATCTTTTCTTTCCTTTAGAAAATAGATTATACGAAATACAATCGGCTTACTTATTCAAAGACTTTATGAGAAGCGCAACATATTATAAAGTTGCATTATGGAAATGGCAAGATAAAGATAATGTAATGAGACCTGCTGGTAGTACTGCACAAACACTTACCGATAGTCTTACTGAAAATTTCGATGATTTATTTAAGGAATCCAATGAATTAGAATTCAAACAAATAACAAAGCCTTTACAATATAATACTATAAACATTGGTGATTGGGATTTTGTTAGATCAGAAATTGATGCAAAATTAGATATTAGAAAACATGATATCAATAATTATTTTACGATAGTTGCAAAATATGCATATGACCTTAATACAGTAAACTATAACGATAATGCTATTGTGTATAAAACTCCAGTAAGTATCGGAGCTACCGAAGATAGAGTTTATATAACTTGGTTTAGGGCTAATAGAACTTCGTTTGTTAACCGAGATTTAGGTCCAACTTCTATAAATGAATATCCAACTGGTAGTACAATGCATGGACTAAAATATGATACGATTTTAGATGGTTGGGTTGACGGAATACCTGGAACAACAGGACCGAATCCATCTAAAGGAGTTCAAATAAATTTACAGTATGGACCTACTTCTATAGGATCTACTAGTACATATTCTACACAAGGTATTGAAGTAAAGGTTAATGATGATATATTTAGATTTAATACTAATTACCTAGAAGCATGGCCAGGAAATGTATTTCCAGATTTATTAGTTGATGCAAAACAATATAACAAAACAGTATTAGAAGATTCTAGAAAATGGTATGCATTAGTACTTAATGTTTCTAATACACACGGAACTATAAATTGCAATGTATGGGAAATGGAATTTGATGCAACTAAACCAGCATACACACAACAAACTACGCAATTAAAATTAGTGTTTGGAGAAACTAAAACGTTTAATAAACAAATAGTAGATTCAGGATCTTTTTATCAATTAAAGGGAGTACCGTTAGAGGTAACAAACCTTAGAATACTAACTGAACTAATAAACGAAGAAAACCAACCATTGATGTTAAATAGATACACAGTCAGAGATAATCAATACGCAGAAATGATCGATAACGCATTACCACCACTTCGAATGACTAGAGAAAGCGGCAGGTAATTAAAAATTTAGATATGAAAGACGAAAACAAAGACGACGCAAGAGAATCAATTAAAGACCTTTTACAAGATGATGGTATGAACTTACCGATAGTTAAAGAAGGAGATTTACCATCATTTCATCAAGTAGATAGTTATGATTATATGGATAATCAAACTAAGTCAATAGCAAAGGCTAAGAAAATGATGGATTCTGTTATGAAATTATATTTGAGTGCAGAAATAATTGAGAAGAATGAATACGTAAAAATGAAACAACGTATTGGTGAAATGCAATTATCTACTTTACTTACTCAGATGAATCAAATGCAACATTCAATAGAAACCTTAATGAGAACCATCGATAGTGGAGAATTATCTCCAAGAATGTTTGAGGTTTTAGGTGGCTTACAAAAGACTATGTTAGAAATCAATAAACATACAACTTTACATATAATGGCTGCTGAAGAGAACACTAAAAAATTAAAGCATGATATAGATGTTTATAGTAATATGACAACGATATCAAACAGCCAAAAGGATAAAGGAAAGACTGCTAGAGGTAATCGTGACTTTATGAAAGATATTCAAGAAGAAATACAAGATATAGATTTTAACGACGATAACGATGAGTAGTATAGTAAAGAAATTTCAAGATCCTAGCGAAAATGATGATAATAGAAATGTATGGGACTCAGATAAGGTTCAACATGCAATCGAAGCTATGGAGAAGGGTTATCAAATTCCAAATGCACCATTTTACGAAGGAGATATAAATTATAGAAAGGGTAATACCGTCTATGATTTTTCTGATGAGGAAATATCAGAAATTAAAAAGTGTGCAAGGGATATTGTATATTTTGCTAATAACTATTGCCATGCAATGACCGATGAAGGTGTTAGAAAGATAACAGTTAGAGATTATCAAGCGGATATGCTTAGACAATATCAACAAAATCGATGGAATGTTTGTTTAGCTGCAAGACAAATTGGTAAAACAATATGTTCAGGTATTTTTATAGCTTGGTATTCTTTATTTAATTTTGATAAGAATGCGATGATTATGTCTAATAAAGGAGCTACAACAAAAGAGATCCTTATGAAGACTAAACATATATATGAGAATCTTCCTTTCTTTTTGAAACCAGGTGTTATGAAAAAGGATGTAATGGAGATGAGGTTTGATAATGGCTGTAGAGTTATCGGACAGAACACAACTAAAACTGGTGGTATATCATTTACTATTCATTTATTATACTTAGATGAGTTTGCTCATATTATGCCTAGTATTATCAATCCTTTTTACGAGAACGTTTATCCAACGTTATCATCATCTAAGATATCCAGAGTTATCATAACTTCTACGCCTAATGGGTATAATAAGTTCCATGAAATTTATCAAGGAGCTTCTGAAGGAATTAACGAATATGCACCATTTCGAGTAGATTGGTGGCAAGTTCCTGGTAGAGACGAAGATTGGAAAAAACAGGAAGTTGCTAATTTAGGTTCTATCGAAGCATTTAATCAACAATATGGTAATCAATTCTTATCGGCATCTGCTTTATTGTTAAGTTCTATTGAAATGAAAAAAATTAAAAATACAGAGAAAGAATTTGTATTTAGAGAATTCGATGATTTGGATGACTTAGGTTTAGATTATTCTTGTTTAAGATGGGATCCTGATGTGGATGTCGATATGTTAGATGGAAAACAAGATTTTTATTTATTTTCAATTGATTTGGCAGAGGGTGTAGGTAAAGATTATTCAGTTATCAATATATTCAAAATCGTACCTACTGATCTTAAATTTCATAGAGATCTTATTTCACCTAGTGATATAACAGATTTTTTTAGGATGGAACAAATAGGTGTGTTTAGATCTAACGTACATTCATTAAAAGATTTTAGTATGATTCTATATGAATTATGTGTAAACATCTTTAATCAAGAAAATTTAAGAAATATAATTGAATATAATGCGTTTGGTCAAGAAGTTATAAATAATTTAATAGCTTTATATCCTACACGAAACGATTTTGATGAAGAGACTTTAGTAAGGTATGCACACAGAGTTGGTAGTACTATAAAGAAGCCTGGAATAAAGATAAATAGAGACAATAAAAGAATACTAACAACTAAGGTTAAAAATTACATAAGAACTAGTAGAGTTATACTTAAAGATAAGAACACTATTAGTGAAGCTTCTATGTTTTCTAGAAACGAAAATGGCACATATTCTGCACAATCAGGAAATGATGACTTAATGATGACTGTGGTTAATGCAACAAGCTTTTTTGATACCGTTGATTATTCTGAAACAGTAGAAGAACTTTTTGATTACATTCCTCAAATATATAAAGATAAAATAGAAGAAACATTAGAGAGGAGTGGAAACCTATCTGGTGATTCATTTAACATTTACGACATAATCGACTAGAATAAAACTATATAGTCGAGAGATATATAATTAAAATAAAAAAAACTAATTAAAAATGGCTTTACCAGCGAATATACAACAATTCAAGTCAAGTGGCGTTTACCGTTTAGAGTTTGATAAGAGTCAACTGATAAACATACCAGCTGAAACTATCAGATTGGTAATTGGTTATTCAAATAAAGGACCGTTTAATACACCTATTTTTTGTCAAGATGCTAACTTCTTCAATGAAGTTTATGGAGGAATTGATACAGGATTGGAATTAAAAGGATCTTATTTCCATAGATCATGTTTAACTGCATTAGATAGAGGACCTATCCTTGCATTAAACTTATGGGTATTACCGGATACCGTTACTGCAGACTTCAGAGCACTTAGTGCAGAAACAAATCTTGCAAACAGAGACGTTACTTCAACAGCTCCAGTTTCTTCATTCTTTAACCAAGATAAATTCTGGTTTATCGATGATGACGCAGTAATATCTGCAAT